ACATCATCAAGAGTCATACCTTTTGCGTACAACTGTTGTTGAAATTTCTTATTCTTTTTCATTTCTTTTTCTATTCTCTTTAATTCATCTTTATTTCTATCATCGGCAACAGTAGTTTTATCCGATGACTTTTTGCGGAAAAAATCTATTGCTGAATGAATGCCAAGTCCCGCTAACACATTCTTAACTAAACTACCCAAATTCATTCCACCGCTTTTTTGAGCAAAGGGATCAATTATTTTTGCATGGGGTGAAACTGATTCTTTCATTAAAATTCTCCTAGTAGAGTTCCTATATAAATAAATATCCCCTTATAACAAAAATTATAAGGGGAATTTATTAACGGCCAACATCTCTCGCTCTTAAGCTTCTACTTTGTGGTTGTACAGGTGACATGGCTGGCTGCATTCTCTTCTCATTTTCTTCCTCATTAATCTCACTAATCTTATTTAACCACCATTTACGCCACTTAATTGGTAGATTATAAGCATCACTAAAACTTAAGCCGCCATATTTAACACAATAAAAAACTTCTTCTATAATATATTCTTTAGCTTTAGGACTCAGGCCAAAAGAAACCTACCGTTACCGGTATTTCCACCTCCTCACTGTGACCGCACATGCGACACTTGTATTCTTGCTTCATATCAACGTCTGGTTCGACTTCTTCTAAATAAGTTCTAAACGCTCTAGAATCTCGTAAGTTCATTGTATCTACAAAGTTATTAATAAAAACTTGATCATCTTTACCATCAACACTTATAATCTGGTGTTTATATTTTGTAGTTACATTTTTCTCCAACGGGGAGTTCGTTGCGCGCTTTAATTTATCTTGTTCATCGGCAATTTGCTGATCCTCGGCGCTATTAAGTAATTTAAACTCAATAGGTATACCAGAAGGCATAATAAAGTCAAATCTATTTTCACCATCGCCCATTGGATCTACATCCAAGAACCTCATTGTTAGTTTAGATAAATCAAACTCATGCTTAATGGTGTCATTACACCCTGGACAGTCAATTTCTACATCATATTCTGGCCCATACCCAGTTATTCTAAGAAAAGTTAGGATAGCATTTTTATCACCTGAAATAAGATCGGTAACATTAATACTCTTATTCATAATGACATTGGTAAGCATAGTGTCGATAGCCTTACCACTTCTTAACAAAGCACGAGAAGTTAAAATATCTTCATCGGTTGCCGTCAAATGCCTTACTTCAATTTCTTCTAAATTATATAATGGCGAGTTAACAGGGTAAATTCTTCCCTTTGATGGAAGCATTACATAATCTCTGGGCACAGTAAAACCCGCCATCTGATCATACTCAGCAGCCTTTTGAGATGCCACTTTACGCGCATACTCTTGAGGATTACTTGTGATCTCCTGCGGGTTTATATCTGTAGAAGCTTGTTGTTCTTCATCTTCACCAAATTGAATTGGTGTAGTTTTCTCTTCGCTCATAGCATAAAACTCCTTCTTGTATAGTTACAAGAAATTTTAATAAACAATAACTTATAAATAAACTATAAGTGTTAGTATCTCAAAATACATTCGTCAGGACGAACCGTAAGAGAAATTTCAATCGGCTCACCACTTGTGTAATCTAATCCACCAAAATCAGCATCAGTAATAAAGGCGCCCTTAATATCCCACTGCTCAACTGTTACGCCAACAGGGTCCATCAAATGGAGAGAAAAATCTTTCTTATAAAAAGCGGCATATCCATCACGACCAGAAATTGTTTCGTGAGCTAACCGAGCCCATTCCATTACCTTCTGTGAAGCCGAAGGGGCAATAGGATCATGCAGGGTCATGGAAAGTGTACCCCACTCAAACTTACCCGCTAAATATCTCTTACTATTAATGTAGTCAATAGTAACGGATTCTTGAGTAAATGTCGGTCGTGCGAAAGTCTTAGCAGTAAACTGAGGAATAACATCTTCAGCAAACTGAAAGAACCACCTATTACTTCTTTTCGGTTCAAATGTATCCGCTAACATTTGATTTACGGGTCTAACATCAGCCATTCTATATCTCCAAAATATATAAAAATATTTTATGTTCTAAAATAAATATAGGTGTGGGGGAAATTTTGTTTTCCCCCACACACTATTATTATTATTTACTACTCACTAAAAGAAGCGCCTTGAGGAGTTAATGTAAAATCAAAGATAACAATTTCAGCAACCGTAGTCGGCTTGAGGAAGATCTTACCCTTAATAGTATTTCTATCCACCAAGTCAGCGCCTTCTTGAATAGAAGCTCTGAACTCGTTAACACCATTGGCCGCTTGTACCGAGCCAAGATAATTATTAACCATGTTCAGTAATGCAGTTCTTGTAGCCGCATTATTCTGTTCAAAAACGAAGTTGCGAGACATTCTAGAAATAGTTTTTCTAACTGTCAACATCATTCTACGAACATTCACTCTATCCAATACAGATAACTTCTTCTGTAACGTCTTCTGACCAAAGATAACAATACCTTGACCTGGGAAAGTAGCGATTGGATTAACACCTGGAGTATTGTTGTAAAGATTATCACGCTGTGTTTGCGTTAACCTTCTTCTAACTTCCAATACTCTTTCCAAACCACCACGATTAAATCCAGCAGGTGCAAACCAAGGCTGACCCACTCTATCGTTAAATGCGTAAGCACCCATTACTTCAACAGAAGGCGGTACCCAAACAAGGCGATTGTTTTCAGAGTCATTAATTCTAACCCACGGCCAATAAGTTGCACCGTAGCTAGAGTCAAACTTACCAGCTTGATCTTGAGCGTTACTAACCGACATAGCCAAACCAGAACCAGTCGCAGTAGAAGTTGCTAAATCAATAAGTAAGAAAGAATCAGCACGATTTTCAACCATATTAAGGAAGTTATTAATCGGGGTACCAGCGCCAGACGAAGTAATACCTGGAACAGCTAACAGATTAAACTCAACCTCTTCGGGATTAGCTAATGTTTTTCTAGCTATATCAAAGTCACCCGAAACAGTGCCCGTATCTTGTATTGTCAACATATTACTGCGAGGATCATAACCATCCCAGCCGCCAAAGACAGGAGCAACGAATTTTAATGCCTCATTATCTTCTAAACCTTGACAACGCCGTGTGGTAGAATTAACAAAGTTACCAGAGTTAGAACTAACCATATTAACGATTGAAAAGTCTGCAGGTGTAACGGGAGTGTCATCTTCTACATTAGACCCACTATTACCAAGCTCACCAGTAGTTGAGATAAACAACATCCCAGGATCTGCAGTAGTGCTACCCGAAGCAGATGTAATCGTCTTCTTTAATCTATCACTAACACCAGGAGATGCAAAATTAATACCCATCACCTTAATCTTATCAACCACGCCGTCGCGGACCTGATTAGTTACAGTAGGTAGAACCGCAACAACACCAGTTAAACCATCAACTTCGCGAGATGTCGCGTCACCCTCTGCAGGGCCACCACATTGTGCCAGAATAGAGCCAACACCTCTAAAACCTGCAGGTCTGGAATCATCGGAATAACCACCCGTATTCATTTCAACTCTTACCAACTTGGACTTATTAGGAAAGTCACCATCAAAAAGCAACTCGGGCGGATCTTGTGTTAAATCATAAGATACTCTACGATCACCAATAGCTCTACCAATATAGTTAGGATCATTGGGGTTAAGATTTAAGTTAGCATACGACTCTAAAATTTCTGGTCTATTATCATCATCATTAGCATTACGAATGCTTAATGTAAATTGAGGAAACGAAGAAACAGAAGTTTCAACATTAGAGATCTGAAATTTAATTGAATTGTTTTCAATCTGGCCATGAGAACGTGTATAAAACCTAAATAAGTTTTGTACAGCTCCTACAGCATTTTGAGATACGAACCACGGCGATTGAGCCGCAGCAAACCCACCGGTAACATCATCAAACGCATCACCATTAGCGGTAATAGATGCAAAGGGAGTACCTGCAGCTACACCCGAAGATGTTCCAGCTGCACCACTTACCGTACCATTAACATTACTATATCCATAATCAAATACAGCGTCAACATAAACGTCAGTAAGTTTTTCTCCTGTATGAGAGGTTTGTGGGTCAGTACCCAAAACCTTCTTGATATAACTACCACTCGCTTCATTCATTGATAATCCGGTAACAATTGTACCGTCAGAAGATAACGAGAAATTACTGGGAGTTCCACTTAACAGCATATCACCCTCACCAGATGTTCTCTTTCTGATAGTGCCTACGACAGTACAACCACCCGACACGGCCGACATCGACAAACCGTCTAGTTTCGGAAACGAAAGAAAACCGATTGTGCCAGCAGCAACAGCACCTCTACCCAAAACTCTCGTAACACTTAGTGTTGAGGAATTTCTAAGATAAGAATTAGCCGCGTAAGGCATATAAAATTCGGGATTTAATCCACCAAAACGATCTCTAAACTGACCAAAGGAATTAACTGTAGTTGGTAGAAAGGCAGGGCCCTTCTTAGTGTACCCAACTAGAGCAGCTCCAATAGCAGCAGCACCGGGCGG